GCAGTCTTCAACTTCTCCATGATGTTTTCTAAGGTCATATAAATATTCTCTCCTTATCTGTGCATATTCTACAGGTATATTTGCATTTAAGTAAGCCATGCTTTAATACTATCATCAAAGTCTCTGTAGTCTATTGTTATTTCGTCGCCAATTTTTATATTTTTTAAAGCAATACCTTCATCGTTGACAGATGGATTATCACTGTGATTTAAATATTTTTCATTATCAATACCTAAAACTAAAATACCAGATCCTATTTTTCTCTCGTACGCGTGTGTATCTATAAGTTTTGCCAAAGCCAACGGCATTGATGGTAGTTTATTTTTGTTAAATTCTATTTCAAATTCAGGTCTTTCTTCTTTTATTTGTTCTCCTTTATTTACATTTTCTTTAGAAAAAACTCCTACACCATGTATTTTACTTTTATCTAAATATGTATTTATCAGCAACATTAAAATTACTTATAATTAAAAAAATTTGCCATAATATATCTAGACCCTGCATTTTCATGAAATTGAAGAGATGCGTGAAAAAATTTAGAGTCAAAAATAATTGCCCTATTTTCTTTGAAACCTACATGTAGATTTAAAACATACTCTTTTTCTTTCTTATCATAAAACCCTGTGCCACTATTTATAAGTTCATTACCCTTTATGTAAACAATACAATTTATTTTACAGGTATCTGCATGAGGAGTAGGTTCTGTGTGCTTGGTGCTTAAAAAATAGTCACTTTCAAAATGGTCTATAGGTATACTTGAATAATTTTGTAAGCTCTTTGTAACCTCTTTAACAGCAAAATGTTCTTTGTACAAAGGAACATTAAAATATATTTTTTGATACACGTTTTGAGACTGTTCATTAACTGTAGTATTTCTATTAGCAAAATTTAAATTAGACATTTCATTTTGTATTTTATTTAAAATTTCCTCTGTAAAAAAATTATCTTTAACTATGATGTGGTCATCTATCCTCACTTTATAGATCCCCAGTTTGGGCCAGACTCGTAATCTACCTTATTAGGTATCTTCAAGTCAACAGCGCTTTCCATCACATCCTTTATTTTTTGTGCATGCTTATCATCCTCAACTGATAGATCTAATTCATCATGTATTTGAATGTGTGGTATAATTCCTTCTTTGTATAAATCTAACATAGCCTTTTTAGTCATGTCTGCAGCACTACCTTGTATTAATTTATTTAAAGCTTTATATGTAAAAGCTCTCCTTGTAGCATTGTTATGCCAATAATTTTTTTGAGGATTGCCTTCTTTATCTTTTAATACTTCACCTTCTTCATCTTTTAAATAAGGTCCCATTTTTTGTAGGTCTTCCATCCTTGTTTGATCCTCAGCTGGAACATATTTACCCCAATCCGAGCCACGAAGAATAGGTTCATATTTAGGGAAACGACATTTTCTATTTAACAAAGTTTTTATTTGACCTTTGTTAGCAGCTGCTTTCATAATTTCATTCATCAATTGCTTAACAAACGGAACCTTGCTGTGGTATTTATTAAATAATTCTTCTGCTTTAAATTTACTTACACCTAGTTCTGCTTGTAGTTTAGCTTTACCCATACCATAAAACAAACCAAGATTAATTACCTTAGCTTGAGATCTAGGTATCTCTGCCATCTCTGCAACTATTCTATGAAAGTCTGTTGATGGATCACTGTCGTAAGAATCAGCTATTGTGTTTACTGAAGATAAGCCATACCGTAGAGCATAATGTGCTACAAGTCTTGGTTCCTGTTGCGAGTAGTCAAAACAACCCCACTTGCATCCTTCTTCTGGTATAAATAAACTTCTAATTAAAGGACCTGTGTCTGGATCTCTGGCAGGTATTTGCTGTAGGTTGGGATTGGCGTAACTAAATCTACCAGTGACAGTCCCACCATCATCAGATCTTATTTGATTTATTTCAGCATGTATTCTACCCTTGTGTTCATGTTTTAAGATAGTGTCTATAAATGTAGTGTTTACTTTATTTATTCTTCTTGCTTCTGCTATCTTTTTTATTATAGGATGCTCATGATTAGAGAGGAAATTTTTTGTAAATGAAGGTTCACCAGACTTCGCTGTTCGTTCATAAGATAATTTTAATTTGTCAAAAACTTTTTGTATGCTACGTGCGGCCCATATTTGAACATCTATGTTTGTTTCTTTTTGTACTTCTTGGAGCAGCACTTGTTCTTGTGCAATTAATTTTTTACGGAGGTCATGCGCTTGTGGCATATCTACTCTTACGCCTAGAAAACGCATATCAACTAAGCAAGGGAAGAGGTCGGTTTCGAGATTAAAAACATCTTGTAAATCTTGTTCTATCATTAATTTTTTTACATGTTGCCATAATTTAAAAGTAAGCTCTGCATCTTTTTCTGCATAGGTGCCAACCTCTTGAGCGGGCAGTTGCCACATATCTGCTTTTGCATCAAGACCTCTTTGTTTTGCAGCCTCGTTCAAAGCTCTTTCATTCTTACCTTCACCTAAAAAATGCCATGACAATGTATTGAGAGTATAAGAGAATCTATTTTCATCTAACAAAGAAGATGCAATCATGGTGTCGACTATTAAACCATTGATTTTTAAGCCTAAATTACGTATCCAACAAACGTCGTACATTGCGTTATGAAATATTTTTGTAGCTGGGCACTCTAGAATATCTTTAAACCATTCCAAAGTTTTTTTACGATCCATGTTGGGTCCTTCTTTGTGAGCAATTGGAAAATACCATTTGTTGTTGTACGTGGCCACAGCTATACCAACAACTTCTCCCTCACCTGTAACAGCTCCAGAACCTTTTGATTTTAAACCAGGGTCTTTGGTTTCTAAGTCAACAGCTATCTCATCATATGATCTAAGATCTGGGTATTCTGTAGGTTGCACCCATTCCGTTTGTGGTAGTAACATATTGTTTAAACCTTCCTATTTTTGGTCTCGCATTATTAAATTTAGACTGTTCCAAACATTCAACTGATTGTTTTATGTATCCATTAGTCCATAACCATTGTGCATGTAGTTCCAGTATTTTATTTTTTCTTAGTTCCATCTTTCATTTTTTTTATTTCTAGTTGACAGTAATGTATTATCTTTTCTAAGTCTTCAATCCCTGACTTATTTAAATAACGACAAACGTATTTTACAACACACCCCTGAAAGAATGAAAGATTATTTTTTGAAATAAATTCGTAAGGTTGTATTTTCATATTTTTATAATGAGATCCTCCAATTTGTTTTTCTTGAGGAAATGCATCATCAAATATACCTTTGTGTGTCATAACTGATATTCCTTTATTTTCTTTTTTGCTTTTAATTTGTATAGATTATTACGTGCTCGTGTAATGCCCACATACCACACTCTATGCTCTTCATCTTGTTTGTCAACACTTAAACTAATTCCACTCTGAACCTTTGATCCTTGGTGCAAGGATAATATTACATTATCCTCTTCGCCTCCCTTTGCTGCATGAATAGTTGACAACCATATTCTTGCAGGTTCATTAAGCTTTTCACCTGATGCGATTAAATTTCTTAAATATAATATTTCTTTTTGGTCCTCAGAAAATTTATCATACCAAGGCACCTTCGCATCCCAATCACCATTAGGTATATAGTCTTTTATTTCTGCTATTTCTTTTTCATCTAATGCTCCCTCCATACACCATTTGGTATAGGCCTCAGCAGCTTTGTATAAACCCACTTTATAACTCTTACCTTTGTTAGTTTGATAATAAAAATTTTTCTTTTTTAAATCTTTCATTATTTGTATTAAATTACTTTTGGTTCTAGTTAAAACTAACCATTTACCTTTAGATAGATCTACATGATTTAAATCTGATATGTAATAAGAGTGTCCTAAATGTTTTCTTGGTAAATATTCTTTAGTTTTTCTTAAACCCATTATTTTAGATATAGGAAAATTAGATTGCATTTGAACAGCTTGTGAAACTCTACGAGAATATCTTAAAGTTTTTTCTTGTGCGGGTTCATTTATAAATCTCTTAACATCCGCCCCTGCCCATGCAAAAATTGCTTGATCATCATCCCCTGCTAAATAAATATGTTCTGCTTTTTCTTTTAATTTATCATACAGCTTCCACTGTAGAGGAGAAAGATCTTGCGCTTCATCTATAAAAACTGCTTTAAAATTAGGTATTTTATCAGATTCAACAACTCTCTTAATCATGTCATTAAAATCTATTATCTGATTATTTTTTTTATATGTTTCTAAATTTATTGATATATGTTTAAGTGTATCCCATTTTACTTCTCTTCTATCGTGTTCGTTTAAATTAAATTCTTCTTCGATTGATATGTCTTTGTTTATAGCTTTTTGAATCATCTGAAAGTATGGATTGTTACAAGTTAAAAAATGACTTTCTTCTTCGTTGTATTTATCCACAAAAGATACTCGAACATTTAATTTTTTACCTAAGTCTTCGTAGTGATAAGGTTGTATGATATTTTCTTCTTTGAGTCCAAGAAGATGGTAACAAAAAGCATGAAGAGTTTGAAAATAAGGCACTTCTTTATCAGATGCACCTATTCTTTTTCTTGCTTCCGCAGCTGCTTTCTTTGTAAATGCAAAGTATCCTATTTTATGTAAAGGTGTCCCCGTTCTTTTATAGGCATTTACACGTCTAATTAATCTAAAGGTTTTACCTGTACCTGGCGGTCCATATATTTTAATGCTTTTTTTCATCAGCTTTTTGAAATGTATCAATTAATTTACCTTTCCATCCATAGGTGCCATGGTGAGTAGTTTGTCCATCAACCACGCCATAAAAATCAAAACCCGATTTTCTAATCATGTTACAAAAGTTGGTGTCTTCACCCCACCATTTTCCATTTTTGTCAAACGCGGTGTCCCAAAAATTATAAAAATAATTATTTGCTGTCTCAGATATTATTTCTTTTTGCGTTATCTTTAAGTTTGGATAATCTTTCATTAGTTTTTCATACACTCTTCTATGTATTAAAGTCAACCCCGCAGGTCCGACTTTTAATTTAACCAATCCTTTATCATCAATGTCTATGCTATTAATATCTTCAAAAGCCACAGAAAATCTAACGGCGTTGTCTTGAGTTTTTTTTCTATAGGGCACACATATAGCATCTTTATCCGCTATTATCATTCTACCTATAACATCTGGTTCAAATTCCATATCTGAATCTACAAATAATTGATAATCCATACCTGTTTCTAAAAACATAGCAGTCAATACGTTCCTTCCATATCCAACATATGGACTTTTAAATGTTTGAACTGTTGCTTTTATTTTAGCTAATGTAAATTTATCCATTAATTTTATTAATGATAAACATGTTGCCACCTGCATTAAATCATAAGTTGGCATTGATACACAAACTTGAGGTGGTTGTTTAGATTTACTCATACTATTGTCTCCTTATTTTCTTGTTTAATAAACTCATCTTGTATTTCTTCTTTTTCTAAACCTTCTTTCGGAAGTTTTAAAACTCTTATGGGCGGAAAAGGTTTTTCATTATTGCCTTGCGGAAATCTTTTTTGACAACTAAACTCTCCACCAAAATATTGTCCTATCATTGTGGCTGTTCTTGATCTTTCTTTAACCCAATCTCCACGTTTAAGTTCTTCATAAAAAGAATCATAAATAAAAAAATAATAATTATCTTCAGCCAAAACAGCCCCTGTTTTAAAAGCTGCAAACGTACTAGCTTGTGGTCCATTAACAAAATCAATCAATTGTTTTTTCAACATATCTAGTGGGTTAGTGCCTGCAGGTGGTTTAATGGTTTCCATGTTGGCCCATAACGTATCTAATATAACTTGGTATTCGTTTTGTTTTAATATTGGTGGGAATATAGGTGTCTGCTCTGCTATCAAGGCACGCATTTCTTTCATCTCTGCTATTTTTTTTATATGCTTTGCATGAATTTGCACAACTTTACCGTCGGCTAAATCTATATTTATAAAAAACTCTGGATCTGGTTTGTAATCCATTTTAATTAATCCAGATACTTGAGGCCATGTTGTACTTCTATGACTTCCAATACCAAATTTTCTTTTCAAACAAGTTCCTTTTGCACAATAAGAAGAGATAGGAAGATCACTACATTTAAAACCTTTAGTTTCATTCTTCCAATATTTAATTTTATCTTTTACTTTCTCATCACCCCACACTGTATCATAAATAATATAATTTCTAGCAGCTTCTAAAACTTTTTTATCCCAATCATCTGGAAATTTTTTCTTAGCAAATACCATATAGTTATATAAAAACCTATCTCTTTCGTCTTTTAATTTGGCCCCTGATGCCTGGATCTCTTTGCATATCATCTGTAAACAAGGTGGGCCATCATGAAACTCTTCAGGTCCACCAGTTATTACTTCTGTAATTTTTTTGTTACCTATTTCTTTTAAAGAGTCTTCTGTTTGTAAATTAAGACCTACAACTTCCATAAATTTTTTTAGATCCATGCGTGTGCCATCAGGCAAGATACCTCTACGCTCGGTGCCTTTATAATATGGTAAGTTAATAAAACTACCAGATGTCTTTTCATTGTTTTGATTTACACCTAGTTTAGTTTGTTTAGGAAATATTTCTGTATTATGTGGAAGCTTAAACAAAAATAGTAAGTTAGATAAAAATTCTCTAATTAAAGTAGCAGGGACTTTTTCTTTTGTAAAAACGTATATGTGCAGCCCACCACTTTTAGACTCTATTGGTATTACAGGTAATTTTTTTTCTTGTATTATATTTAAATATTTTTCTAATTTAAAATTTTTATAATTCTTGGGATCTACATCTATGGCACCAAAGCTAGCTTTAGCATCATCATCACAGGGTTGAATACCAATAGCTTTTCTGCCGTCAAGGTGATCTTGATAATCTTGTGCAGTTATATGTCTTTTCGACCAACCGTAATCACCAGGGTCAAATTTAATTTTACCAGAGTCTGGATCTACATAGCCTTTGTCTACATTACAGAACCCGTAATCTCTTTGTAATCCAGTAAAAAATTTTTCAAAGTCTTCCATAAAAATAAGGGCGGCTAAACTCTCGCCTTGCCGCCCTCTCACTAGCCAAGTGTACTCATCAAAGTACTCGGTTATACAATGTCAGCCTTTGGTTGCGCCTTATCGTACTGAGGTTTAGCTGCTCCTTTCGATACAGTTTTTTGAAGTTGCTGTGCAATTTCATATATTTCAGCATCATTTTTATCTGCAACATCAAGATTTCTAACTCTTGAAGGCTTATAGACATGCCAACTTTTACTACCTGCTGTCTTACCAAAGGTCTTTAAATTATAGACCGCTGAATAAGCTGCAGGGTTGAAAGAACCATCCGCATCTGAGAACCTTAGGTTCTTAATCAGATTGTTTAGTTCTCTAGCTGGTGTAAGATTAGTCT